TCAACCTTTAAGTAATTAGACTAATAAGTGGCATCACTAAATAAATAACACTTGAAAACATATAAATAAACTTAAGAAAGAAAAACTACTAATATGGCAGCAATTATTACAGACGATTTCCGTAGAAATCAAGCACGGCTTTTAGTCAACGACATCAAAGCATCAGCGTCTAACGACTTTGATTCGCCTTCCGCGAATAGTGATGAAGACTCATGGCCATATAGAGGAAATAATGCTTATGGCGTTGGAATTGGTAAAACTGATTCTTGGCAGAATGATAGCAGCGCAAGAGCAGAAGATGATGTTAATTTTGAAGTCCCAGCTCCTAATTCACATGTGTACGAAAACAAAGATGTTTTAAGTAATCTATTTTCTATTAAAGAAATTGAACAAGCGAATGTTGAACAATTGATTGCGAAAAACAATTGGACGAATGGCAGAAAATATAAAATGTACGATCAAGCAGATGATGATATGTTTTATTCCACAGGAGATCTTTATCCATGTTGTGCAGTATATAATGACAACATCTACCTTTGTATTTCTAATAAAGCACCGGACACTAGTTCATCTAGTGTTGCTACATCAACCTCCGCACCATCTCACAGTAATGATTTTGAGTGGTTTGACAATAGTGATGGTTATGTTTGGGCCCATGTTCAGAGTGTTCCTGCAGCGAATAAATTAATAACAAACCAATTTGTTCCAGTATTGAAACCAAGCGAAACAAGCGTTACAACACCTACAAATAAAACGGATGGTCTTCTCACAAGTATTTCAGTTACTAGTCAAGGTACTTCCTATGCTTCTGGGACAACAACAGTTGATGTTACACTCGTTGATATTGATGGTAATAAAATTGATACATCAGACTTTCAGTTTAAGCCAGTTGTTAGCGCAGGCGCAATTACACGTATTGATATTCTTGAAGCCACAAGCCCAACTATAACAGCAGGTGACGGTTACTATTGGAACAACAATGTTATCGAAGATGTAGCTTATGGCACAGTTAAAATCGTGGATACCGCAAGCGGATCGGGTGCAGAAGCAATAGTTAATATCGCACCGGGTACTGGATTCGCAGCAAATGCAATTGATGTTTTACCAACTTGGTTTGTAGGTGTTAATGCCAGCTTTATAAATGAGGAAGGCGGCGATGCGCCATTACTTAAATTTAGACAGATTTCTTTAATTAAGAATTTTGATCGTAGTGTATCTGGTAAATTCGATTCTCCGGACAACCCACTAACACCTACAACATACGATGCTCTTAAATGGATTACACTAAGTGGAGAAAATACATCCAACTTAGCTTCACTTAATCCAGGTGACATTCTAAAGCAAACAAGTTCAGGTGTTACTTCATACTTTTACTTTGATAAATATGAAAGTGACACAATCTTCTATCATCAAAATACAAACGAAGAAGTCAATTTCCTTAGTCCAATAGTTGGTTCCGATGATATTCTTGTGCATTCTTCTTCTACACTTTCCGAAGACGATGTAATTTCAACGGGTGTATCCACTATTGGAGTTGGCGAATACTCATCACTTGACAGCCCTAACACAACAAAGAGTATTAACGGTGAAGTAATTTTCCATGAAAATCGCGTTCCCTTTACACGATCTTCTGATCAAACTGAGGAAATAAAACTTATTATTCAACTTTAACATTTTATGCCCATTCAAACATATTCTGATACGCCTTATCACGACGATTTTTCTTCTGAAAACAATTACTTAAGAATACTATTTCGTCCTGGCCGCAGCGTACAAGTACGAGAACTTAACCAACTTCAATCGAATCTTCAAGATCAAATTGATAAGTTTGGTCGTCATGTGTTTAAAGACGGCGATCGCGTATTAGATGGTTACACAACTTACGATGGAAGTATTAGAAGTATTCCAATTGAATTCACTGGTGCAAGTTCACCAACAGATTTAACCGCTGCACAGCTTGGTGCTTTAAAGGGAAAGGAAATTCAATTATCTGGTACAGCCAATGTTAAAGCGAAAGTGCTTGGTGCCGAAGCGATTACAGGCGCTTACTATAGACTTTATGTAAAATATATCGGTACAGATACTCTCTTTGATGACGGCGATACGATTGAACTTAGTACAGGTGAAGATAGCGTTAGCCTTAATGGCACAGATATATCAGCAGGAGACACGTTAGGCATTTGCAGAGAAACAGCAAGTGGAGAAGATGTTGGTTACTATGGCGGGGTTTTTCAAGATTCAGGAATATTCTTTGTAAAAGGTCACTTTGTATTTACCGATAATACTGAAGCGTTTTACGTAAAAGGTAGCGAAACATCGAAGCTTACAGGTAACGCAGTCTTTGATATTACAGAATCAATTATCACTTCAGGTGATGATACAAGTTTATTGGATAATGCCACGGGCCAACCAAACCTTACAGCGCCTGGTGCAGATAGGTATAAAATATCGCTAAATCTAAAATTTATTCCTTCGACAGACACCACTGTCGTTGAAGGTCAACAACGTATTACTCTTCTAGATGTTAAAGAAGATATAGTAACACAATCTGTTCGAACACAATATAGCGAACTTGGTAAAACACTTGCTCAACGAACAGAGGATGAAAGTGGGTCATACGTAGTCAATCCATTTAAGCATGAAATTCGTGAATATTTAAACGACGAAGCGGGTAATAGAGGCAAATATACTGATGATCAAATTTACAATTCAGGAGATTCGTTACTTCCAGGCGTAACTGATGTTACTACAGCAGCGACCGAAGGTGCTAAAAGATATGTTATTGGTGTTGAACCCGGTGTGGCATATATACAAGGTTATAGAACTGAATTGGAAGGAAAGCAAGATGTAGTAGCAAACAAAGGCAATGAGTCAAGCGATGTTGCAACAGAAACTGCATACAAATTCTCAGCAGATCGTGGTCAATATATCGAAGGTGCCTTCGTTGATCAAGATGCTGAGTTAGACTCTGCAGATTTTACCAACTTCATTTTTGCCCCAGCTAATACATACCAACTTTTTGAGGATGGAACAGGTACATCTATAGGAACATGCCGAATTCAAGCAATTGAAAATAGCGGTGTAAAAACGTCGAATGATGCTACACCTGAAGCGGCTGTTGCAACAAAAAGGTTATACATATACGATTTAGTTTTAGAATCAAATAAAACTCTTAGTGATGCGACAGTTTTATGTGTTGATCACACTGCTTCATCACCAGCTGGCCAGTCATATTTAGAAAACACTGATGGTTTTGTTCTTCACGAGATTGGTGATAATCTTTCTCGTATGGTTTATCCTATGGGTGACTATGATGTTAAGGATATCGATTCAACCAATACTTCGTATGTTGTACAAAAACGCTACTCTGATAACTCAACCGCTTCTTCAACAATTAGTATCACGGCCGGTGCTGGTGATTCTTTCATTAGTACAGATCCTGATGATTATGTCATTATGCAAAATGGTGCAGGGACCGATTCAACTGAAGGTGAAACATATGTTAAAGACGTAACGATTTCTGGATCTGACGCAACTCTTGTTTTAGTAAGAGCTGATGGAAGTGCAGCATCTAATGCAAGTGCCAATCCAGTTACGGTTTTTGCGCCAGTGCAAACTGATGCAAACCTTGGTATTAAGAAACAGACAACTGGAACTACCTTTACCGAAACTCGTACACTAAACAATGGTGACATAATTACATTAGATAAAGTTGACGTATACGAAATTGAGAGTGTATCACATGATGGAAACACATTATCACTTTCCGATTTTGAACTAGTGACCGGACAATCCGATACGCAGTATGGTTATTCACAAGTAGTTTATAAAGGCCCTGCGAGTCTTGAATCTGCGTCAGTTATTGTTACATTCAGTTATTTTGAAATTCACACAGCGGGTGACTTCTTTTCTGCAAATTCATACACGACTAATGGTACGGTAGCAATGGCATTAGAAGATATTCCGGTGTATGAGGACTTAAGACTTTCCAATTGTTTAGACTTTAGACCTTCAATTCTAACTTCAACAGAAGGTGAAAGTGTAAAGCCAAATGCGATTGTGAATGTGAAGTTTGACTATTACAAACCTCGTAAAGACATCGTTACACTAAATCAACTTGGTGATATACAATTTATTGAAGGCGTAGCTTCTAAAGAGCCAGTGTATCCTCAAAATCCAAGTGATTCACTTATCCTTTATCGTATCAGCAAGCCTGGTTACGTGTACTCCTTAGGTGATATTGAAATAGACGTTGCTAAAAACCGACGCTACACAATGAAAGATATTGGTTCTCTTGAAAACCGTATTCAATCTCTTGAGTATTACGCATCATTATCGCAACTCGAGTCAGAAGCTGCGGAAACACAATTGAATGATAGCTCTGGTCCAAGATACAAGAGCGGAATTCTAACAGACTCATTTAGAGGCCACGGCGTTGGTAATGTAAAAAGCGCAGGTTATAGAAGTGCTATTGATAGAGAAAATTTCACTGCTCGACCTACATACTTATCGGATAACGCTAGGTGGCAATATATTCATGGTTCATCTGATATGCAAATTGCTGATGGAACATCTACAACAACGTGGAACGGTGATACTATAGACACTACACCTGTTTATACTGGTAAACGAAAGAATGCAGTAACTCTTGATTTCATTGAACAAACACTTGTTGATCAACCTTATGCGTCAGATCATATTAGTGTAAACCCTTATGACGTTGCTACATGGAGTGGTTCACTTGAACTTTCACCATCAAGTGACGAATGGAAAGATGTTAATTTTGTTCCTGATATTATAGAAAATATTGAAGGTGACAACTCAGCCCTGATTCAGGAAATTTCCAATAACCCTAACATACTTGGTACTGAATGGAACGAATGGGAATCACAGTGGTCACCTACACAACGTGCACAGGCTGGTCTCGGTAATCCTCGTCGATTCGGTAAGCGATTATTTAGCACAAGGAGACACGACCACGTAGGTATATTTGAACGCGATAGAAGACAAGGTATTCAAACTTCTCTTGTTACTAACTTTAATAGAGAGGTAATTGACGATAAGATATTAAACATCACCTTTGTTCCATTTATTCGCTCACGCAAAGTGTTCTATAAAGGAAGTATGCTTAAGCCAAATACCACGTTCTATCTATACTTTGATGACGTTAATATTACACCATACGCAGTTGATTCCACAACATTTGTATCGTTTGGTGGTGATGTTGCTGGTAATGCTAGTACAGAAATAGAAAGATTTGATGGGCAAAGTTCAATTAGTGGTGCTGATGGAAGCATTATTTCCGATGCGGCGGGTAACGTTGAAGGATGGTTTGTTATTCCGAATAATGATTCATTACGATTCCGTACTGGTTCTCGACAAGTTCGTTTAACTGATAAAGAAGACAATAACAGAACTCTCGAGTTATCGTCTGCTGAAACTACATATCATGCTAAAGGTCTTCTTGAGACAAGACAACGTACAATTCTTTCAACTCGACAATTGGTCTTAGAAAGAACACGCTTAACCGAACAAAGGAATTTACTCGTAGGAACTCGAGTAGTACGAAGAGATCCCGTTGCTCAAACGTTTATGATTGGCAATGAGCCTACTGGTATTTTTCTTTCTTCAATTGACATTTACTTTCAAGAGAAAGATCCCAATCTTCCAGTTGAACTAAGCATTGTATCAGTCGAAAATGGAATTCCTACACAAAATACTATTCCTTTATCGAAGGTGTTAAAGAGTCCAAGTGATGTAAACGTTGATGCCACGAGTGCAGCTTCTACAACAAACTTTAGATTTGACACACCAATATATCTTCAACCTGGTATAGAGTACGCGATCGTTCTTATATCGAACAGTGCAAGATATCGTGTTTGGCACGCTGAAGTTGGTGGTACTGACGTTGGAGCAAATAAGGAAAAGATTAGTAAGAATGTTAATCTTGGTGTAATGCTTAAATCCCAGAACGCTTCAACTTGGACGCCTGATCAAAATAAAGATCTGAAGTTTAAACTCAATCGTGCTGACTTTACAACATCTTCACAGGATGCAATCTTTAGTGGTTTATCTCCTCAACGTGAACAAGTTACTTATATCAATGTTACTGATTCAGGTTCAGGCTATTTGACAGGAGCTCCTGCAATTACTATTGCAGCACCTTCAAGTGGAACTACTGCAACCGCAAAGGCACACGTAAGTAAAGGTGGAGTGATTGATACGATTGAGGTAGTAACAAATGGTTCGGGATATACAAGCGTACCAACTGTTACGATCGCAGGTCCGGGCAATATTAATATACCAACTGCTAATGTTACTACTGCAGCAGACACTATCACTCTTCCAGATGGCATGGCTGAGATGCAAAATGGCCAGCCTTTAGTGTACAACGACGGTGGAGGCACGGCGATCACTGGTTTAACTGATGGGGATACATACTACGCTATAACATATGAAGAAGATGGTTCAAATCTTTATGAAGTTCCTTATAGTAGAATTATCAAATTGAGCACAACGGATAGTCCAACAAGTATCGCATCTATTTCAGGAATAGGAAATGCTGCTCAATCGCTAACACCTACTGGAACTGCTGCCGGCACAGCCGAGGTTGATGTTTGGAAAGCATCTTCGTACTTACCTATCATTCAAGATATGCTTCTTCCAGAATCTAGTGTTGATTATGTGATGAACGTAGCAGATGATAAATCGTATACAATATATCCTGGAGAATTAATTTACACGGACGAACGCGTAACACACGATTCATCAAGCGCACATGATGGTTCAGGTGATGATATGCTTAAGCTTCAAGCAACGCTATCAACGGCAAATTCTAAAATATCACCGGTTATTGATTTAGATAGAATTTCACTTGTTACATTTGATAATCTAATTAATAACTCAAGCGAATTTGAAACGTTGAGAGACGACGGTGAGTGTATGGCACGCTACATTAGTAAAAGCGTTAAACTTTCATCCCCTGCCGATCAGATTAATGTTTACTTTGATGCTATGAGACCTGATGATAGTACATCAATTGAAGTTTACGCTAAGTTCAAATACCTTAATAGTAATACACCATTTGAGGCTTTAGGGTGGACAAAAATAGATCCTCTCAATGGAACAAAGGTTCCAGTCTCAACTGACTTCAGGTTTAATGAAGTTAAGTTTGAAGGAAGTACTTCTGAAGAATACGATGAAGTTGCGGTGAAGGTACTATTTAAATCTAGTGATAAGACATACTCACCTGAAATCAAGAATCTAAGAATAATAGCAACACTATAATGGAAAAAACATTTATAAGAAATAAGGCTGGCATTTTGATTAACTCCAATTCTTCGGCATATACTGCAAGGCGTGTGGCCAAGGCACGTGGAGAAAAACAGAGAAAGCAGGAAGAAGAAATCACTTTGCTTAAAACACAACTTGCGGAATTGAAAAGTCTTGTTGAATCACTTACACCTGAATAAATACTACTATGGACTACACAGACTTCGATAATTTTAATTCACCTAATGATGGTGTTGAATTGTCCGACACGCTAAACGATTTTAGGAAAAAGACAAATGGCATCATTAAAAAAATCGATGATCCTAATTCTGTTAATCTAAATAAGCTTCAGGAACTTGCTGGAAAAAAACTTATAGGCAACACCGGTGCCTCAGCAGGAGATTGCTCTGAGGTAGACATTGTAGATGAAAGCGGTGGGATTAGTAATAACGACAATGACACTAGCATTCCTACATCTGCTGCAGTTAAAGATTATGTTGATGCGGGTCGCCATCAAAACATAACAGTGCAACATGACGGTACTACTGCTACATTCATTAAAGGATGCACTATAAGTAGAACTTCAGCCGGCCAATACACTATAACAGTTCCTGACTTGGGCAATTTGCCTACAGCAGCTGCATCATTGGCTTGTGATTGGAGCGTTCAAGCACCATCCAATAGTACGCTTAATGGGCAACTAAATATTTCTGCTCGCACAATTGATAACACGACCATTGTAGTTGAGACAGTATCGTTATCGTCATACGGCGCTAGCGGAGGAGGTAATGATGCTAATACCGTTTCATTCATTAGTAGATCTAATGTTGATGCGCCTTTTCACGTGATAATTGATAACAACGGTTAATAGGAAAACCTTCCAACCTAACTTATGCGTTTATACCACTACATTCATAAGCTAAATAAAACACAAAATTTAGCGTTCACCACTTCTGCAAAAAAACCATCTACACGAGGTAAGTGTCTTTTGTTAACTAAAAAGACATTAAAGAAGTACAGATTACACATAAAATATATAGATTGTTGTAGTTTAGACGAAGATCTAGTGCTAACCTATGATAAAATAAAAGTATTAGCGAAAAGATTAAATGAACTAAACTTTGATATCGAAGTGCGGAAAAGAGAGCTAAGAAAAATGGTTGTTGAAGCATCAGCTTTAGGAAAGGATGATATTGTAAATTGCATTTCAGAGACTATTGAATCGCTAAACACGTTTATCAATAGTGATTTCTCTAGCATCACTAATATACAAGAAATTGACACTCTTACATGTCCAGAATTACACATAGATTATGAGCAACACTACGGTAATAAAATATACGGAGTATAATATACACGGTAAAGGTGTACCAAAATTACAACACGCGGAAGATTTAGAAGCTGCTTTAAAATTACTATCACCTAAAATCGTATATGATAGATTAGAGAAAACTGTAAGAAGTGGCCCTGTAGACCCCAACGCTCCTCATGCTATTAATGCATCTTTAGCAAAGCTTACTGACTCAGATATAATAGACCTATTGCCAGTATTAAAGAAATGTTTTCCTTCATTAAGATTTAGAGTAAGTGGTAAATTCATATACGGACCTGGTGATGCTATTGATGAGCATACAAACTCTAATGACCCGTCAGACACACTCTACATAACGTATGCAACAGGCAAGTCTAAATTCTCATACCGATTTTCTCTAGATGATGACTTTATCGATACATATGACGTTGTTGATGGCATTACCTTGAGAGCATTTGAACTTACTGCTCATGAGCCTTACACTTATCACAAAGTTGAGTGCGAATCAGGTTATAGAGTTTCAATTGGTTTGAGATATGTCAGTGTTTGAGCAAACATTCAGTAATCATACCTTACCGGGAGATAAGTATATTGATATAAAATCACTAATTGT